TTTTTACTCCACCTGGTGGTGCGGGAGCTGTAACGGCTTTTCCGGGAAAACCAGCGTTGATTGCGGGACTTACAGCGGTTTTGTCAGCGCCCCAGCCAGAGCAGGCGGCGGCTGAGAGCATTGCGGCTCAGTTGGATATCGCCACCAAGACAGTGCTGGTGACCTATACGATTCCACCCAATCCCCCTGTAATCGCGCCCGTTACATGATGGCAGAGAATTAGGGGTCAAAAAGCCTGTTGGGTTAGGATGGGCTAGATGACGATTCTCAACATAGCGTTCCCGTTCAACAAGGGATCTACGAGCTTTCCTGCGTCCAATGAAGACGACGATGTGATCGAGGACAATATCCGGCGCATTGTCCAGACCCGGCGCGGGGAGCGGGTTATGCGCCCAAATCAGGGCAGCGACACCATGGATTTCGTGTTTGAGAATATTGGTCCCATGTTGCAGGCCAGTGTCAATTACGAGGTGCGGCGCGCTCTAGCAGCCGGAGAGCCCCGTATACAGGTATTGAGGGTATTGACGCTTCAGAAGGAGAACAAGGCTGTAAAGGGTTACACAGTGATAGTGGTAATAGTGTATCGAGTGCGAGGTGAAGTTAGACAGTTGGCGGTGCCCGTTTCGACCGCGAGGGCAGCGTAAGTAGGAGGAGTTTTTAAATGGTCGATCCAATTGCTATCGAATCTCCAGCTAGCGATATTAATCGTGCGCGTTATACGAGCAAAGATTTTTTTACGTTCATTGATGACATTATCGCTCGTATCCAAGCTCTATTCGTAACCGAGTTTAATGACTTTGTGACTTCGGGTACGGGTCAGATGCTCATTGATATCGTGAGTTGGGCCTGTGAAACCCTGAGTTTCTATATCGACAGACAAGCTACTGAGTCGTATTTGGAGACGGCGCGGACAAGAAAAGCTGTTTCCAGGCTCGCGCGCCAACGTGGATACAAGATGTCGGCATCTGTGTCTGCAACAGTAGACTTGGATGTAAATCTGGCGGAAGTGCAGGCGTTCGATGTTACGATATCGCTTGGGTTCAAGTTTCAGGGACCGAACGATTTGGTATTTGAATCAGTGGAGGAAGTGACTTTTCCGGCGGGAGAAGGTCCAGCGAGCCCGGCGCGCACAGTGGGGGTGAGAGAAGGTGAGACGCGTGTCGAGATATTTACATCAGATGGAAGTAAAAATCAGACGTTTCGTCTGAATCCTCAACAGGATCGCTTTATTGCAGGTAACGGATTTGTGTGTTTGGTGGGAGGGTTTCCGTGGACGGAATCGGAGGTCATCACATATGACTCCACCGATCAGTTCGAGGTGCGCTATAACGATGAACCGCCCACTTTGCGTTTTGGTAATGGAGTAGCAGGTAATATTCCCACATCAGGAGATGAAATTCGGGCGGAATATGTCGCTAATTCTGGTAAGGCTGGAAGCGTTCAAAGCGGTACCATTGTTGATGTAGTGACGCCTTTGGTGGTTGGCGGTGCGATCATAGCGCTGACCATCAATAATCCTCTTCCAACCAGTGCTGGTGCCGATCGAGAAGATTTGGATAAGGCCAAGGTGAATGCTCAGCAGTTCTATCCGGCCCGGGATGTCGCGGTGGTACGTTCGGACTATGAGGGGCTTTCTGCGGCTTACACGGACGCCTTGGCGGGCGCAGTGGCTGTTGCGCAGGCATTCACAGCTCATGGCGCGGAAGACGATATTCAGCTTCAAGTATATCTGAACAACATTCGCAATATTGTCGATCCCCTGGCTTCCGATGTGCAGGTTGCAACAGCTCAAATCGAGTCGGATCGGCTGGCTATTGATAGCGCCAGAGATAATGTGGATACAGCTGTTGACGATATGGTTGCAGAGTTGAGTGATATAAACACTTCTACTGCTACTTCTCGGGGTAAAGCACAGTCCATCAAAAATGACACTGTGAACGGTATTGCGCAGGTAGACGCTTATGGTCCAGCGGGATCGGCCAAATTAAATGCTGGAGAAGTGGCTTCGATTAACACCTATTTCAGCAATATTGATAGTGACGCTGACGATATTTTGACTGAATTGGGATTGACGGATACAGCCCGGGAAGCTGTTGAAGCATTACAATCTACAGCTGACACCGAGTTAGCGTTGATGCCACCGTTGTTATCGAGCATTGCGGCTCAGGTTGTGGTGATCAATACACGAGTATCCACCGGTTTTGAAACGGCGGTTGAGACGGAACTGGACAATATCTACGATCATGTGGATGGATTCTTATCGGCTGACTGTAAAGCTAATTTGGTTCAGGTACCGATTCTCACCAGGGACGTGGACGGTTTCCTTCAAGAGCCTTCTGTAGCTTTGATCAACTCGTTGAGGACATATCTGGAAGCGCGCAAAGAAGTAACCCAGGTGGTGGAAGTGGTGTCTGGCGGCGCGTATTTGGTGCCAGCAGTTATAACCATCACTATCGGTGTGTTAGAAGGATTTGTGAAGCAGACAGTTGTGTCGAACGCTCAAAAGGCAGTCGACGACCTTTTGCGGGTACGCGAATTTGGGGCGTCTCTCAGAGTAGCTAATCTCGATACAGTGGTTTCGCCCAATCCTCAAACGGGAGTGGGGGGCATCGACGGCGTCAAGTACTCGGTGGTCAATATTCTGGGGTCGTACGATGACAGTGATCCTCCCGTTGTTGTGACCGATTTCTTGGATGCCGACGGAAACCTAATCATTACCGAAAAGTATGTGATTACGAAGGGGCTTGTTACTATCACGGCGGAGGATGCGGCGGCATGAAGACCAAGCGCCATATATTGCTGTATTTCGTCTGTTTGCCTTGGGATTTGTTGATGTGGGGCATAATTGTTCTGATCCGTGGTCTATGGGGCGAGCGTCTGGAGTGGGAGAATCCTCGTGACAATTCCATTGCCAAACCCGGAACCCCTGGCGCCCCGTCTCTTACTTGTAATTTGAAGCAAGGGTCTTGGCCGGTGTCAGAGGGTAAGTGGCCCAAAGGATGGTATTTGCAGAAGTTCTCCGACGGTTCCACTTATCCGTGGGGTGGAACCACTCTTGGACACGCGATCTTTTACGGTCCCAACAAGCGCGCGGACCAAGGAAAGCCATGGAATCCGGTGCAAGTGCATGAGCATGTTCATGTGGAGCAGTATGAAGCTTCGATGTTGCGAGCTTTTGTTGTGGCGTGCTTGGTGGCGGCCGTGGGGCAGTCGACTGCCTGTTATTGGTTGGCAGAAGAGGAACTGGAGAAGGAGATGAAGAAAGGTGGCTGATAATTCTCCACGTATGCTCTGGCCTTTTCCAGAGCAATTTGAGGAGCCGTTTTGGGACACGTTCGTAGATTTTATCCGGGCGCTTGATGCGTCAGGGTTTGCGGCACGAGAAGACCGCAACATTATTCTTGGCGGCGGTGGTCAGTTGACGTGGAATGTGGGGGCTGGATTAACGTGGTCTGAGGACTTTGTTTTTCTGTCGCCCTCTACGGGATATTACAACAGGGTTACGGCCGCCACGCTCGTACCCAATGACGGGCAGATTATTAAGTTCGATGTTACGCGGCATCCGGGTCAGAACGTGACGGCGGCCGCAGCGGTGGCCAACATCGCCGAAAACACTGATGACTCGTATATCTTGGGTATCCGCATCGGGACGAACTTCATCTTCCGCAATGGATTCTGGATCAAGAACGGGACCATTATCGACGCGGAGGATTTGTTTTCTGGTTCCGGCGGCGGCGGCAGCAACCTGGAGGTCCAGGACGAAGGGGTAACGCTGACTGCATCAGCGTCTCTGATGGATTTTGTTGGGGAAGGCGTGGAGGCAACCATGCCGGTTGCCAATGAAATTGAAATCAATATTCCCCGTAACTTCAGTTTTAAGACTGTTCCAGTGGGCGAACAAGTGACTATACCCACCAACCAACAGATGATTGTGTCGGGCGGTATCACCATTGATGGAAGCCTCGTTATCGATGGCGAGTTGGCTTTGATACCGTGAGAAGGAGTTAGTTTATGGCGGATACCAACAGAACATTCGAGCTTCTTGAGAGGATCTCGGCGGATATTTTGCCTGCCAGTGGCCCTGGTCGGCTCAGGATGTTTTTGGATCAGGCGACTGGAAAGCTCACGGGCAAGGATGTTGCGGGTATCGATCATGTAGTTAGTGGTCCTACTGGGGCTACTGGTTCTTCCGGTCCTACGGGCGCAACGGGAGCGACTGGCGCAACAGGGCCTGCGGGAGTTGCCGCGTGGATTCACAATGCTCCAGTAGTATTTCCTGCGCCCCCTTATCCTTCGGTACCTCAAGAGACGGTGAAAGCGGATCCCACAGGTGGTCCTGGAAATATTCTTCTTCCGCCTGCGCCCCCGATAGTGGGCCAGCAAGTGAAAGTTATAAACATCACTGTTTCCGTGAATCCTATCAGTGTTGATGCTCAGCCGGGTGAGGCTTTGAACAAAGATTATATCCAAAAACAAGTAGCTTCTGCTGACCCAGAGGACCACAAGAGTAGTGTACGGTTTGCGATTGTCTCTCCTGATGTTCTTCCTGCATATACTCGGGTTGGTAATGTTATCACGGCGGACGCTCCAGGTGCATTGGTGGGTCCTTTTGATGATGTTGTTCCCGCAGAAGGAGACTCTCTTCTTTTGGTGAACGGTGCTGCGGGCGCAGACAACGGTATCTACGTTATTACCCAGATCGGTGATGGAGGTAGTCCTTTTATTCTGACGCGGCGTGAAGATGCCGACACGAACGATTTTGTTACTACCGGTATGCGTGTTCCGGTTGGTGCCGAAGGCACCGGCTATGGTAACGAGCAGTTCGTGTTGATGACGCCAGATCCGATCACGCTCAACACAACGGCATTGACATTCAGCGTGCCCCTGGTGCTTGAAGAGAATATTGTTTTCAGTCCCACTGGTCATGACCATGCTGGAGAAGGGCAGGGCGCACAGGTTGAATATGGATCTCTTCTGTATGTGCCGTGGGAATACAACGATGTAGACAAGTATCTGTATCCTCCACTTGATGCTGCTGACAAGGTCGGGATTGGTTCTCTTGACTGGGCTGCGAATGAGCCTGTTTCAGAGTTGGAGGTGTATGGAGATTTTCATTCCAAAGGTACAAAATGGGTTCCTGTAGCTGTTACTGAGGCGAGAACTTGGGAAGCTATTTGTTATGGAAAAGGGCGCTATGTTGCCGTTAGCCAAAATGGTTACACAGCAGTATCTTTTGACGGAGTTAATTGGAATGAAACTTTTGTGTTGCCCGGTGCTTTTAGCGGCGTGTGTTATGGAAAGGGAATATTTGTAGCGGTTTCAAGTAGTACGGGCGCTATTTACACTTCTGACGATGGGTATAATTGGGTGGCTCAGCCTGGCGCTCCTGCTCAGGCGTGGCAGGATGTCTGTTTTGGAAATGGTTTGTTTGTAGCTGTATCTAGCGGCAGTCATCCAACAGATATAGCGACTTCGCCTGATGGCGTGGTTTGGACTCCTCAAGCGGCTCCTGCTTCCCAGACGTGGTCATGTATTTGTTACGGGGGTGGAAAATACGTGGCGTTGTCGGACGATGGCGTTCTTTTAGGAATGTATTCAACAGACGGTGTTGTTTGGGCTTCCACGAACGCTCTTCCTCCTGGAGGTGTTTGGAAGGGTCTTTGCTACGGTCATGGTTATTATGTAGCAGTTGGATCGGCGGCTTCACCTCGAATAATGAGATCGGCCAATGGTCTTGATTGGGTTCCTGAACCTACTACGCCTCCCGCCTATGCTTTTGATGGTATTTGTTATGGTAATGGGTTGTTTGTTGTTGTGGGTACTTCTCCGAGTGCAATAATCTCGGCTGATGCTGGTTATAGTTGGGATGCTCGTCCGCTTCCAGCTTATGATACCTGGACTGCTGTTTGTTATGGTAATGGTCTATTTGCAGCGGTAAACAGTAATGGAGTTAATCGCGTTGCAATTTCTGGTAAGACTGAGATTACTGAACCACAGGTTACAGAAATAGGTCCTACTGGGCCTACTGGCCCGACAGGTCCCACTGGCGCGGACGGAGCAACCGGCGATGACGGTCCAACAGGGCCAACTGGTTTGATCGGACCCACGGGCGCAACAGGTCCAACGGGACCCGCTGGTGCTACGGGAGAAACAGGATACGACGGCCCGACAGGTCCTACGGGATCTACCGGCGCCACCGGTCCCACTGGTGCGACCGGGCCAACGGGAGCAACTGGAGCTGATGGAGCTACCGGTACGGATGGAGCCACAGGTGCCACTGGCCCTACCGGACCAACAGGCGCAGGAACAACCGGCCCCACTGGTCCGACGGGTAGTGATGGTGCCACCGGTCCCACCGGTCCTTCTGGTGCAGGAACAACTGGCGCCACGGGTCCTACTGGCGATGATGGTGTGACGGGTCCGACAGGTCCTACAGGGCCGACTGGCGCCGGGACAACTGGAGCGACTGGTCCTTCCGGACCCACCGGTCAAACTGGACCCACGGGTCCGACAGGCGCGGGAACAACGGGAGCTACCGGCCCGAGCGGCCCAACAGGGTTGACTGGACCAACTGGCGCAGGCGTCACTGGCGCTTCTGGCCCCACTGGTCCTACCGGTCCGACAGGACCTGTAGGCGTAACCGGCCCGACGGGTGCCGGAACTACGGGTGCAACGGGATCTACCGGCGCAACCGGTCCTACTGGAGCCACTGGTGCTGGTACTACCGGCGTGACCGGTCCCACCGGACCTCAAGGTGAGACAGGATATGATGGTCCAACCGGAGTAACCGGTCCTACTGGAGTGACTGGTCCCACAGGCGTAGGAACCACTGGTCCTACCGGGGTAACAGGGCCTTCTGGGGCGACTGGTCCGACAGGTGCAGGTGTAACAGGACCGACCGGCGACGATGGGCCTACAGGGCCTACTGGCGTTACTGGCCCCACCGGTCCTGCCGGAGCGGCCAGTGCTACCGGCGCAACCGGCCCGACCGGAGCTACTGGTCCGACCGGAGCAGGTGTGACGGGTGCTACCGGCGACGATGGTCCGACAGGTCCCACCGGACCGACTGGCGCAACTGGTGACGATGGTCCTACTGGACCTACGGGTCCAACTGGCCCAACCGGACCAATTGGTCTCACGGGAGACGACGGATCCACCGGACCTACTGGCGCGACTGGCCCGACAGGCGCTGGTAATGCGGATACGTTTATTGATCAAACCGTACAAACCACGAATGCGTCTGCAACGACAATCGCGACCTATAATACCTTGGCTGATGAGCGGGCAATATCGATGCGGGTGGTGGTCTTTGCTAGAGAGCCATCGACGGATGATTCGTTAAAGTATGTTGTAGAGGCATTGTTTAACCGCGATGGGTCGAGTGTAGTGACGAGTGTAGATGAGGCCAATCTTGTCTCCTATAAGGATCAGGCTGCGTGGGACGTAACTTTCAATATCAGTAGTCAGGCGATTCAGATTCAAGTTACAGGAGAGATTGGAAAAACGATTGAATGGCGATGCCAGGCGGAGGTAAGTGAGCATGGTTAGACGATTTTCGATATTATCAGCTTCACGGATAGCTTCTGGTGAGGTGCCTCGCGGCAGCGTTCAGGATGACTTGGCTCGCTCTTCTCCTTATCGTGCGTTTTCTACGCTCACCGCGCAAGGCTCCATTTTTACGTTTCCCTTGGTTAATACTACTGACGTTGCGCTTCAGCTTGCATCTGGGGGATCCGAGACGCTTCTTTTTGCTAATGCGGGGCTGGAGCACGTCCAGCGTGGGTTGATAAAGGTTAAACAAGCCTCGTCAGGGCCAGTAGGGGCTTTGAGTTATTCTGCGATTTCTGGGTCTGTAAAGTGGCCCGGAGGTTCTTCCCACAGTATTACCAATTCGGTAAATGCTATTGACATTATCGAATACTTTGTTGATGGTGCGGATGTCTATTTGACTCTCCTTGGTGCCAACTACTCATAACCCATAACTGGGGGAGGACATGGAAGGTAACGCTTGTTATAAGTATCGTACTGTTAAGCGGTTTGTTGATGCTTTTGGTGCACCCCCTATAAAAACCATTTTGGAAGTCGGGGTATTCGGTCATATGAGATTATCCCAGAGCATGTAGAGACTTCCACAAAGAAGGCACAGGCATATGGCGGACGGCTGGATGTTAGGTTTGGGGCGGTTACCGCTGAGCATTTATTCGAGGATGATCTTGGCAGAAAGCCGTACACAGAACCCCGGAGACTTAATGTTTACCTTGGGCTGCCGGAGGCCGGGCCGGGATATGTGGGCGGCTCATTGATGGCTCCTCCAGGTATTAACACAGAGGGGAGCCATAAGGAGCTTCCGGAGATTGAGGTGCCGTGCTCAACTTTAGACGAGGTGGTGCAGGATATGTTGCCAGAGGGAGGAGACCTGGACTATCTCAAGACTGACAGTGAGGGGGCCGAGTGCAGCTTCTTGGGGTGTGCTTCCAAGGAAACGATAAAGCGTATTCGTTACATAGCTGGCGAGTACCATGATTTTGAGAGGTTTTGGCCAGTAGCTCAAAAGCTGATGACGACCCATTTGCTGAATATTGTAGGTGGTCCCCTTTTGGGTAGTTTCTTTTGTGAGCGCATGGCTATGCGGACGACGCTCTTGCAGAAAACCCCCTTGCGTCCTGTGTATTCTAAATTGTGTCCAGACCCCGTCTGGTGGCATCCATTTGATGAACGATGGGTGCTTCCAAAAGAACGTAAGCACCATGGATTGACGATAGACTGTAATACTGCCTATCTCGTTTGCGGCCCCATTTCCAGCGGCAACAGGCTTATGGCAGCTATTTTAAAGCGAAGCGGGTGCAAGGGAACAGCAGGTAAGAACCAGGCCCCTATGGACAAGATACCCCCGGCAGACAATGTGCCTTATGTTCACGTTGCACATCAAGATCTGTCTGGATGGATAACAGCATTAAAGAACAAGGGGTACTCTCGTGTGATAGCTATAGTAGTGGTTCGGGAGCCGATAGCAAACATGCGTTCTGCTGTGGCGCAACAGCATAGAGTTCCGGACTTTGTGCGAGGGTTAGAAGCTCGGTCGTGGATTCTCGCTGCGAATATTACTGAGATTGCTAACAGTACCGCCAATTTGGAAATTATTACTTATGAGGGTTTGTGTGAAGAGTCTCTGCGCCACTGGTTGCCACATATCGGTTTGGAGTATAAGACAGGGGATTTGATATTGCCTGATCAGGATGCTCCTGTCAATTTGGAAAACCAGAATGCGAAGCATTATAGGAATGTATAATGTATAGGCAGAAGTTATGTGATATTTCTGATTGGAGTGACCCTGATCTATCCGCAATTTTGAGAGATGTACTCGGATTTAACGTATCTCTTCATCCAAAACAATGGGAATACGCCAAGATATATAAGGCGCTTCATGACTATGGAAAATTGGATGGAAAGGGGTGCGGTATAGGGTTTGGGACCAGCACCGAAAGACTCATTTATATTTTTGCTAGGGAAGCTAAAAAGATAGTTGCCACTGACCTGTTTTTACCAGATACCAAGTGGAAATTTTCGCGAACGAATGATCCAAGGCAACTAGTATTGGATAAGGCTCCTATTTCGTTTCCAGAAGATAGAGTTGAAGCCAAGTGCATGGACATGCGAAAAATAGAGTTTGAGGATAATAGCTTCGATTTTGCCTGGAGCACTTGCGCGATAGAGCATATTGGGTTCGATGATGATTTTGTGCAGCATTTCAATGAGGTCCATCGGGTATTAAAAGAAGGCGGCGTATATGCTGTCACGACAGCTATCGCTTTTGAAGACAAAACTTTTGCCGCTCCGACTCTTCACTTTTTTACTCCGGAGCATTTGCTGGATTTGGTTGCCAAGTCACCATTTGTCCCAGAGCCGGTTTTTGATTGTAGCTTAGCCAATGCCACACTAAATCATCCACTTCCGTTATACCCAGACGAGTACGGAATTTCTTTTGCGGGGAAGACCTATGGACCTACATGTATAAATCGTTTGCGTGAGGGCAGTGTTACAACACTGTGTTTGTTGGTGCTACGAAAGGTTTCGGGAGTAGTGCGTACAAGGCCGATAATTGTAGGATGGAAAGAGTCGCGAGCCTTTGTGGATAAGTGCGTCAGTGCTTTGGTAAAAAGAATGTGGTCGCAATGGCAGTATTTGCAGCCCATATTGCATCCTGACGCGGAGAACACATGGTTTCATACGGTTCCTCAATTTTTTGGTAAAGGAGGAGCTAAGTTTAAGTGCAATATCTCTGTTGTGCCTGGCACTCTTGTGAAGTTATCGTTGGTGTCAAAGTTGAGAGCTACATGGCCTCCTACTTTGGAAACCGTTGAGGCGCAAGAAGTGAGTTCATCTGGATGGAACTATCTGCCTTTTAGGACTGACCCTGATCGTTGTTATTTTTTGCGGGGACATGCTGTGAAAGGGAAGTTTACTGAATTAGCTGTATTTGCCAAGAGAGAATAACTGTGCTCAAGGTACTCTGGTACAGTGACTTTCTTGTGCCCACCGGCTTTGGGAATGTAGCCGAAGAAATAATATCCAGGCTTCAGGGTAGATTTGATTTTACTGTTTTCGGTATCAACTATAGAGGCGAGCCGTATAATCACCCGGATAGCCCGTACTACCGTTTCAAGGATATTCCTGTCTATCCTGCTGAGTCCGGTGGTGATCCGTTGGGCAGAGGTAAACTGATAGATATGCTGGATGCCGGAGAGTACGATGTTCTGTTCGTGCTTCAGGATACTTTCAACTTGGTGCCACCGAATGATGCGTTGAAGAGAGTACGCACGAAAAAAGAGTTCAAGTATATACTGTACTTTCCTGTGGATGGGCCGCTGGACCCATTATGGGTTACTAATGCTATCGACACTCCTGATGTAGCTGTCGCGTATACTGAGTATGGCCGTGAAGAAGCAAAAAAATATTCTGATCGAGACGTGCATGTTCTCTATCACGGTGTTGACACAGAGGTTTTTAAGCCTACTACGGCGAATAGGAGAAAAAAGATACGACGAGAGTTGTTTGGGGTAGGACCCGATGATTTTCTTATTACCAATGTAAATCGGAACCAGCCCAGGAAGGATTTGCCCAGGACAATTATCGCTTGGCTGGAGGTTCAAAAAAGCATCCCTGCTGCCAAGCTGTATTTGCATTTCGACCCGGACGAGCAGATCAGCGAGAACATACTTCGTTTTGTGGTTCGCCATGTGCCAAAGAAGCAGCAAGATAATATTTTTTATCCGGAGTCTGTTGGTCCAAACGGAGTCGATAAGAGTACGATGCGAGATATCTATTGCGCTTCGGATGTGGTTGTATCGACTACGATGGGTGAGGGTTGGGGGCTGAGCATCACAGAATCTTTAGCTTGTAAAGTTCCGGTTGTGATGCCCAGGCATACATCTTGTGAAGAGATTCTTGGTAAAGACCAGGAGAGGGGCTGGTTGGCGGAATGCACATCTTTCGTGGTTCTACCGGAATATGATAATTCTCAGTTGCGGCCTCTCACGGATGTTGACAGTTTAGTGGGTCAAATATTGAGTGTGTACAACAACCCTAAAGAGGCAAGGCGGCGTTCAAAGAATGCGTATGATTGGGTTAAGGAATACTGTGACTGGAATCGCATCGCCGATTCTTGGGCGCAGTTGTTGCAAACTTGATGGAGAAGGAGAGGGGAAGTGATATATTGAGTACGTGGATATATTGGAATTTTAAATAGGAGTAGGGAATGCCAGGGTTTGGCGATTGGTTGTTTGGAGAAGGGGCTTTTGGGGAATATCCTTGGTCAAAGCATGTCCTTTGGCGCGACTTACCAGCGATAGACCGGCGTCTCGATGCAGAACAAGCCGATGGGCGTTTGGAGACTTTTATTGATAGCATCCGGCCGTCTTTTACAGAGTTGGCCAGGTTTGCTAGGGATTTTGGCGAATTACGTGATCCAGATTTGGTCAGAACTCAGTATCAGGGGCATCTCAATGTCAATCTGTTGATAGCGTACTCGACGGCAGGCGGCAGAACTATTGAAGTGCTGGTGGAGAAGACGGATCCCGATGATCCTTTCAATCCCCTGGAAGACACTTCGATAGGCTGGATTCTGGAGGACGACGCAGGTCGCGAGTTTACAGTTAACTCGGTGCATAAGCTGTGGAGCGCCGGGCCAATGCTGGAGCTGAAAGGCACCGCAGAGTTGCCTGTAACGGCTTTTAGTGAAGGAACGGAGCTTACGGGACTTCTGACATTTACGGCGGGTTCAGCGACCGTTACGGGCTCAGGAACGCTGTTTTTGGCAGAAGTGGTTGCTGGTCAATATCTCGCACCTTCTGCAGGCAGTGAATATGTAGGTAAAGTGGCTACGGTAGTAGATGATTTTACCATTACGTTGGAAGAACCGTGGGAAGGGGAAGACGTAGCTTCCGTACTCGGAACGGTGATGACGGTGTCAGCGGGGCCAGCGGTATTACGGCCACCTGCGCTGTTGCCATATCTGGGGCTTGAGACGGGTGTGGACGTAGATCAACACGAACCCGAGAGTTTTCAGCGCGCTTCTGTACGCGATGCTGATCATTGGCTGACGCGCAAAGGCGCACAACGTGGTTACGAGATTATTGGAAAGATTCACGGATATCGGATTGTTGCGTATGGTCTGTGGCGTCTGGGGTCGATTCCGTCATGGTTATCGGCAAGCGACGTGTACGAGATTCCACTGGGAAGCGGTAAATACTATACGACAGTGGATCCTCTCATTCCGCGTTTTGATGAAATCGCGGCCGATGTTATTCCTCTCGATTACGCCTGTAGCGAGACTCCTGATTGGACAAGCGGACCGGTAATGCCGCCCGATCCACCTCCTCCAGATGGGACTACGGTGGAAGACGCCATCGGTTATGTGATGGAAAGTTTGCCTATTATCAGCAGCACGGACCTTGGTAGTGGACGATGGAGGATCCGCGTGGGGCCTGGGGTGGATTTGTGGCCGGTGGCGTCAATTGGATATTGGTATGCCAATTTTCCGACGATACCCGGGGAACAACTTTATTTGGAGACGATGCCTGTTGAGGTGGTGGCTGGAACATGGGAATTCGAGATTTTTGCCGGGGAATCTCCCGTTTTTGGGGCAACCGTAAGTATTGACTATGAATGTCATTTGCTGATGAGTTGTGATTATTGTCGTTCCAGTTGGCTTCGAATAGAGATTGTGCCTGCGGAAGTTATGGCTGAACTCGGCGCGCTTCAAGAAGACCCGCTTGGTCGTTTGATGCGGAAAGTTGATAAGGCGGTCCCCATCCATGTTAGAGTAGGCGATGTAGTTCAGGTGGTTGGTCCACTTCAGATACCGTTGAATCCGTCGGTACAGGTAAGTACCCCACCGTAGAACAGCAGGAGAAGGTGAAGTGGCAGCGCCCGACGGTACAATACAGCAAGGATGGGAAGCCGTTTTGGCGCGGGTATATGCCCGGGATGTGGCAGATACACAGGCGGAATTTACACGGTTCAAGATTGGGGAAGGAGGATATACCGGAGGACCTCCTGAGCCTATTGCTCCTGATCCCACATTTCTTGACTTGCAGTCTGAAGGAGCTGCGTTGGCAGGAGGTGGAACAGCTACTTTTACCAATGGAAGTCCGAATGTGGTCGGAGTAGGCACTTCTTTTTTGGCGGATGTGAATATAGGGGATTGGATTAAGCCTGGGCCAACGTATTTGGCAGAAGGATTAGAACCGTACTCTTCCGGCGATGTGGGTTCCGAGTATGACTGGTGGGGGCAAGTACTAAATGTGGTGGACAACAACAACGTAGTGCTCACCGGACCCTATGGAGGAGCCACCACAGCGGTTCCACGTGAAGTTCGCCAGGCAGATGAGCCTCTTTTTACTTTTCGGAAAAACTTGCTCGCGGGAGATGTGCTGTTTGCGTCGGCGGTTCCTGCTATTACTGAGATTACAGCTGTATTGCTTGCGGGGGAAGCGCTTTCCGACCAGCAAGGAAACGCGCCTAAGTTTTTTGAATTGGGGATATTTGATTCGAATGGGGTAATGGTGGTTTACATGACTTTTCCTGTGGAAGAGCAAACTGGTGTACAGTTCAATCATCTTATTGAGTTAATTTTTTAGGAGAAGGTATGGCTGGTACATCGTTGGTAACACTTGCTGAAGGAAAGACCACTATTAGGTGGCGCGAGCCTTATGTGTCCGACGGTTTAAACCGGAAGTTTCATGGTCCGATTCCGCGTGGTGTCGTTAGGGGTGGTTCTTTGGTGGCTGGCGGCGGTGCCATGTCTGTTCAAATCGTTCCTGATTCAGACACTGGAGATTCGGTCTACACGTATTCTAATGCTGATGGGCGCCAAGTTACCGTGCGTGAAATCGGCACCATAACACTCAATCTTAATGTAGGGGCTGTTCCAGGTACTGTTATTTATATCGGTCTGAAAGTTACTTATACAACTAGCAGCAACACGGTGGCTGAGTGGGTGGCGTATCCAGAAGCTGATATAGATGCTGATGACAAAATAGTGGTTCTTGGTAGGGTAGATGTACCAGGCGCTGGAATCATACCTGCTGCCAATGTAACCCCTGATCGGCGTCGCGATGCTTGGCAAGACCGATCTGTTGGCATGCGCGATTGGAGACAGATAGCTGAGGCTGGTGATGTTGATGTTCCGGCGGCAGGCAAGGCGGCTGGCCGACCTTTCCCCATCTGGCTTGCAACCGCGACTGGCTCTGCAACGGTTGAGCACAGTGATACCTGGAAGAGGTCGCTGACTCATTCCATGCGACTGGGTGGAACTTCCGGGGTGGTAACTATTGCTCCGTCGGCAGGCGATGGAGTCAACACGGTCAGGTATCCGGTCAAGGCCGGGACTCGGCTCATGTATTCGTTTTATGCGCTGGAATCTCCTCCCTGGACGTTCGATACGACGCAGCAAATTTCTTTTGATTTTTACAGTGATCTGACCAGCGCGGCGCCGTCATCGACAGTGGACAAGCCGTTTGCGAATCCGGCCATGGTTGCAATGTGGGATTTGGTCACTGGTGTTGTGGATGTTCCTGCAGACGGATGGATGAGTTGGAGTATTGTGTCCCAGGCTGATGCGGCCAACGCGGGGTACTTATACATCGACGACATTCGCATGTGGGTTGAGTCTGGCAACGCGCTTGATGACCAGGGGCAAGCCTCTTTGATGGGTGTGAATCGGCAGATCACAGGCAGTGCTTTGACGCTTCTTCCTGTGTTGCCTCCAGACGATGTGAAGACATGGGCCGACTCAGCCATCAGGACATTCAACACAAGCCCGGCGGATGCCAGCGCAATTTCCATGAAGACCACGGCGGATCCAATCAATGGCGTGGCCCTGTTTGATTGGACGATAGAAGCTGACCCAGCGATCACGGGAGCGACCACGATGACGCCTCCCAGTGGCGTCAAGCCTCTTGTGGCGACTGCCGACAGTGAGACCGCGATCGAGGGAGTGGTTATTACTGATTCGCTCGATTATGGTGTTTATGGTCATGGTGGGGCCGCTGGTGTTCGAGGATTCAATGATGGCACTGGCAGGGTCAGACCTCCCGTAGGGGTTGTGGGAGTAGGTCAGAACCCAGAGTTGGGATTTGAAGCCATTGGGGGTGCCTTTGTAGGGCTGGGTGGTGGTACACCTGCTGAACCTGGTATTGGAGTGGTCGGGTCTGGGGCTGGGCTTTCTGCCGCGTATGGTGTTTTTGGTGTAGGAACCGTTTTTACTGTTTATCCAACCGTTGTAGGCGCGGGCGGTGTTTTTTGGGCAAGCGATGCTGTGGAAGCATTGGTTGCTGAGTCCTTAAATGCAGGGCTTGCTGGTATAGCCAACACGGGCGTTGGAGGAGTTTTTTACAGTGAAACCAATAATGCTGTTTATGCTGTTAGCAACCAGAATCATGCGGTTTACGGAAGGTCAGACGTAGATACGGGAGCCGGGTTTTACGGATTTTCAAACAGGGCAAGTGGTTACGGAGGGTTATTTCAAAACAACACAGCTCCCGCAGTTAATTGGTACGATGCCGCAGGTATTTATGCGAGAAGTTCTGGTGGTAATGCTATTGTTGCGAGGCAAACGAATTCGGGTGGTCAAGCCCTTCGTGCCGAAGGAAAACACGCTGCTACTATCTATACCTACTGCGAAAGAAGTTACGGAATACAGGCGGTGTCAGGTGTAGGCACCCTTGGGAGCCACGCTGTAGTGGGTCAGTGTTCACGTTCGTCTCCAGGGGGTGTAAATTATGCTGGTGTGTATGGTGAGCACGCGGCCTACGGTCCTGGAGTAAAAGGTACTGTTCTTGCTACTGGTGGCTCTGGAGTTGGCGGAGCGTTTACTAATGAACAGGCTGACACGTCTTACTTTTCATTAGCTCTGGGTTCCGGGATTTGGTTTGCTGCTGGAGGCGCTGGGCCTGATACGGCTGTTAATCCCGCGCCCACCCACGCTATTTCAAATTGTTTATTTGGTGCCAATATTTGCAAGATGTGGGCATCGATACGAACTGGCGGTGGCGGTCCCACAGTCGGGTCTACTGGGTTCAATATAGCTTCTGCTGTTTACAATGGATCGAGGGTGGATGTTACGTTTGGTAGCCCGTTGCTGACAAAGTATGCAGTTTCGCTAACTCTTGGAGGCACCGGTACTCAGATCTCGAATATTGTAGGAAAGACGACCACGGGGTTTCAGGTGGAGGTGTATAACAACGTGGGCGCTTTGATCGATCTATCGTCAAACATTTTTGATCTCGATCTTATTGTGTTTGGAGCACAATCCCCAAGTCTATTTCCGTACTAGCAAGGAGAAGGAAATGATAAGTGTAGAAAAGTCTTATGCGGATGCGGCAGCATTGGCCGCGTGGCTAACCAGCCTGGCGGCTGACGTTACCAGTGGGAAGGTTGTTGGTTTCGAGATTTCCACTTTGAATGGAAAGGTTGTCGGAAACCTTTCTCTTCCTGAGCCTGAAGGCTTATCTGTGGAGTTGGCGGATCCAGAAGAGGAATAGACTGAATAAGCATGCCAGCTCTACCCACAGGTATAATCACTCAGCTAACACAGAACGGTAATCACCCGAAGTTGGCACAAGCTTATCTGAAAGCTATTGATCTAGCTGAAGGTGAACGGGAAAAGTTGCCGTGGGGAGATAAACCGATAGCTTTTCAGTATTGGCCAGAGTCTTTAAATGATAGTCGCCCTTCAGAATGGAATCCGCGCAGTATTCCAGGCGGTTCACATCCTATTTATCAATGGACTCATGGGGGAGAACGCAGATTGAGTTTTACGGCTGTGTTTACGCGGGATCATGCTCCTCCTCCTAAGAGCAAAGGTAGTGGTGGCGGGTTGTTGGGTGATTTGGCTCAGGGGCTAGATACTCTCAACAAAGACTTGGGTGGAATAGGACTTGGTGGTCCGGAGCCAGACAAAATGCGGAATATTCCTATTGAGGCGGCTATAAGTTGGCTGCGTTATTTTACATATCCGTATTACCAACAGGATGATTTGCGGGTGTTTGAGCCCCCTAAATGTATTTTGGTACTGGAGGGTTCTAAGTTGGGGCATTTGGGGGAAGATGACATAACCTGTGTGATGACTACATGCGATGTAACTTACGAAGCTTGGTTTCCGAGTGGGGCTGCGCGTATCGTGGAAGTATCGTTGGAGTTTGCTGAGGTGGTTCAGAAAGAAGGCACTGTCTTTTTTCATAATCGTGCTGACATGATTCTGGCCGACGGAACAAGCGCAATCGATTGGGAAGAGTTGAACAATAAGTTGTCTGTTGAAGATAGCACCAAGGGTGGCGGTGGTCTGATCGAGACCATTGCTGGAGCGGTCGGGTTATAGAAATGGCGCGGGCAGACGCGATTACTCCAGAAGACGGAGAGGTTTCTGAGATAATCAGGCGCGCTGGGGACGGTATGGTTTTGGTGATTACCCGTGCTATGTGGGAAACCCTAGTGCTTCAGGCGCGGGCTGAAGGTCTGAGTCCAGGACATATATTGGACAAGGCCTTGAGGGGGTATTTGGAAGAGCACGGTTGTAAAGAGGCAGTCGACTACCTTTTTACCGTAGCCGGGGGGCAACAGGAATGAGAGGAGAACGCGCCAGATATGTGCCGCTGAGTGCTTTGTTCGAGATAATTACACCTCCAAGTCCACCGGCGGTGTATCCCATCACATTCAACTATACGGCGGTTCCTGTAGGGTCTTTGCGGGGAGTCGGAACCAGTCCTTCGGCCGCTCAATTCGTGCCTCCGTCAGACCCCACTCAGTATCCGAATTATGCGGATGGTCCTACGATCAGGAGTCGCGGGCGCGGGAAAAGTAGTGTCAAACGCTCCAATAGTGGTAAAGTGCGGAAAAGAGGAAAGGTAGGTGCCTGATGCTCGATAACGTCATTCCCCATCTCACTGAGCAACAGAAGCAAGATGGCGAAGTTGATCGCCCCGAATTCGACCCGGATTATGATGTACAGGGGTGGCCGCTTTTGTCCGATCCTGCACAGCGTCAAAAGCTGGAGAATTATGTGCTCCGCAAGTGTATTTCTGAGAGGCACCGTTTCAAGATGGCAGATGGCTCTGACGCTGTGGTGTATTTCGATGCGCGAGGTCGTGCGGCGCAATGTCGTATTACGGAGATGCCCGATGCTGACTTGGTTCGGTTAGCCAAGGAGGCTGGCAAGCGATTTCCGGGGCAGAAAGACCCGAAGAAGCCTCAGACTGGTAAGAAAGACCATGGGTATGATCCACCGGTACAAGAGGAAGTTTTGCTTGAAGGCGCAGGTGATCCTATTTCCGTTGGTTTTGGAAAACAGATGGCGGTGGGGCGAAAAAAAGGAGCTACGGAGCGGGGTAAATATACGGACCCAGATGATTTGAGCGAGAGATTGTCAGACCTTGGTGAGATGGCTGCACGGGATTTTGGCGCGGCTTCTCGGAGCGCGAAAGTGTTGGAACATTACGGTTTTGATGCAGGTGTTTTGGGTCGTGATCATCGGACAATGCGGACGGTGAAGGATCTTGAGAAGGAGTTGACCGGCGCGTTCTTTTTGTTGGGTGAAATTTATGGTCTTCGCGGTGGAGGAAAGAAGTGATGAAGATTTCCGAACAACTAGACAGTGCGGTGCAAGAAGCCCAGAGGGTAGACCCGGAGCTAGCGTGGCCCGGTAAAGAACGAAAGACCAAGCCAGGTTCGTTTAAAGTTAGTTCTAAGGAGCTAGATTTTTTGAAGAAGGCGGCCAACGGGAAAGGCCCGGATGCAATATTTTTCAAGAGGCAGAAAGATTTAATTAATAATATTTCGCGGGAAGACTTAGCCAAGGTGGTCGGTAAGGATAATATCCCGGATGCTCAGGATTTCATTGCATACAAGCCGCGTCAGGCATTTCAAAGGTTTTTGGTGAACATAGGGAAGTACAGTTCCAAGTTGGGTAAGGCGTTGCGGGGCACCCATGCACCTATGTCATCAATGGTTTTTTACATGGTGATGATGCGCCTTTCTGGCAGGATGATGGCCGATATTGTTTTCAAGCGGTATTTTGAGACAGAATCTGGTCATCCGGGCGAGTTCCACGCTGGCTTTGAGCGCAAGAAGAAAGAGGCCGAGCGTCTCAAGCAAAAGCACGGTAAGTTTCAAGGAGCAGGAATCTAAAAAAAAGGAGAAGGAGATGAAGTGTACAAGATGTGGTTCTGAGCGGATTCTCACAGAGGGCTTGGAAGACGGTCGTGTAAAAACTACATGCCAAGAATGTGGATTTTCCTCCATAAAGGACAAAGAGGGGCGCCAGATGCTGACTGACAATATGCCGACGCCCGATCGCCGCGAATATCTGACTGAGGGGTAGGTAGCGCGTGAAGAAAATCGAGCGATTCATACGGCGTTATTGGTGGGTGATAATTCTCGGTGCTGGGATTGTCTTTTCTATTGTGTGGAAGATTTTTGGGCCAAGGGGTACTCCAGTTGATGACTCGGTGAGCGCCCCGACTTTTGTTGAGAAGGCGCGGGATAAGATAGAGCGCGTGCACCTGGAGGGGGAAGTAGAGAAGGCCAAAATCCGGGCTACAGCGGATGCGGAAAAGAAGGTGATCGAGGCTATCGAGAAGAAGGGTGAGACTGACCCAAAAGGGGCGCGTGAAGATATCGCAGCGTGGATCGCAGCAAACTTATAGG